AAACTCCACAATCATTACCTGAAGCTGATCCTGAAGCTGAAGAATGGGCGTCTAGAAACAAATGGTTTGGTACTAACCGGGCTATGACGTTTACAGCGTTCGAGATTCACAAGGATTTAGTGGATAAAGAAGGTTATGATCCTAAATCAAATGAATATTATGAAGAAATAGATAAACGAATAAGAGTTGACTTTCCTCATAAATTTGATAATAGTGAGAGTAGACAAACGACTAGACCCGTTCAGTCGGTGGCTTCTGCAAGCAGAAGTGCAAAAACTGGTCGCAAACAAGTGAGACTCACATCATCTCAAGTAGCAATAGCTAAAAAATTAGGTGTGCCACTCGAAGAATATGCAAGACAAGTAAAACTCACGAAGGAGGCATAAGCATATGAAAAAAGACGATAAAAAAACTTCTCGTGCGGCTGAGACACGGTCAAAAACTGAAAGGCCAAAAGTGTACAAGCCACCATCCTCTCTGGATGCACCCCCTGCACCTGATGGATTCAGGCACAGATGGATAAGAGCAGAATCTCTAGGATTCACAGATAGTAAAAATATCTATGGAAGACTTAGAGAAGGATATGAATTAGTGAGAGCTGATGAATATACCGATTCTGACTACCCAGTTGTGAGCGAAGGCAAATATAAGGGAGTCATTGGAGTAGGAGGCCTATTGTTGGCTAGGATACCCGAAGAACTCGCACAAGCGCGTGCTGATTATCAGAAAAAATTAACTGAAGGTCAGGACGAAGCAGTTGAATCCGACTTACTTAGGGAACAACATAAGAGTATGCCGATCGATGTCGAGCGGCAATCTCGCGTAACCTTCGGTGGTACAAAGAAAAGTTAATTTTTTAACTATTCTCGGGATAACAACCAATTCCCTACTATCGATTTAAATAAACCGTCTATGCAAATAGACACAAGGAGAAAACTATGGCTAACACACAAACAGCTGGTTTTGGTCTTTGGGCTTCTGGAACGCTGGGATCAACTCCCGCTACAGCAGGTCAAAGTCAATACTGGATTACCGCTGGGCAAGCTGCTAGTATCTACCAAGGCGAAGCAGTAACAATCGCTGGTGGATATGTAGTAACTGCACAAGGTAGTGAAACGGCAACGACTGTCGGTGTCTTTAATGGTTGTTTCTTCAACGCGGCTACTACTTTGAAGCCAACTTGGAGCAACTATTATTACCAAGTAACTCCAGCGAACAGCGAAGAAATACAAGCGTTCGTATTAGACAATCCTTTCCAAGTTTACAATGTTGTAACGGATGCGCAAATTGCAGCGGGTATACCTGCAGCGCATGCTAAGATATGGGAAACCTACGGGATGAACACATCTTCAACATCTGGAACAGCTTCGGGTGGAAGGTCTAGTGCAACACTTAAAGTTTCTGGCGGTTCAAATGCGAATACTAAATCGTGGAGATTCTTAGGATCATCAGAAGATCCGGAGAACAAAGATCAAACTGCAGCTTACGCTACAGTTAGAGTTGTTCAGAACCAAAACGAATTAATTCGTAATACATAATAGGAGCAATTAGACAATGGCAATATCACGAGCACAGCTAGTTAAGGAACTAGAACCAGGCCTAAATGCACTATTTGGGCTGGAATACAAAAGGTACGACAACGAGTCGGCCGAAATATACGTTACTGAATCAAGTGACAGAGCTTTCGAAGAGGAAGTTATGTTATCAGGATTCGCTAACGCTGATGTAAAA